AGCAACGCTAACCAGCGGATTACTTGCGCCAAACTGAGTCAGAATCTGCTCCTGTTTAGCCATAATCATCTGGAGCATAGCTAGTTTCTGCTCACGATCACCTGAACCCAACCCTACGTTAATGGCTACGTCGTACTGGTTAGTCCAAGTCCGAGGATCAAACGTCACAAACTTGCCACGCATACGGACAATCTTTGCCTGATCCTGATACTTGCCCAATAGGTGCAGAATCCCCTTAAACAGGCTCTTAACGCCTGTCTCAGCAAAGATACGAGCAATCAACTCCAGCTTGCCAGAGTTAGACTTCATCATCGCAGCAATAGCCGTAGCGGAAACATTATTCAGCACGTCAGGATCAAGACCCTGTTGCTGGTCATTAACACCTGTCCGTTTAGCCTGAACCGAGTCCATGTACTCAAGCAATGGGAAAGCCTGAGCCGTTACCGCAGGAACCTCTACCGGCATAATCGCACCAGCAGACTTCATACGGATCAATCCACCCGGAGTAGCATTCAGCGCATCATCCAGATTAACCTGACCCTCAACCACGCCTAGACGAGCATTGTTCGTCAGATACAGGTTATCCAGCATCTGTCTCGTAACAGTAGACTTGATTAGCTGGATGTCCATAGTCCGGTCTGCCAATGACTGACCAAAGAACTTATGCGGAATCGGGATAGGACACAGACTGTGGAACGGAACTAGGTCACATTCCTCGTCATCGAGGATTTCGTTGCCAGAATAGGTAATCTTCCGTAGCTCGGCTATACCATCGCCATTAACATCGATCTGGATGTAGCACTCGTAGACCTCAACCACCTGCATCGTGTAGTCAAGGCTGATGTTCTCATCCGGCTGCTCACCCTGAGAAAACCTAGCTACTCGTTCAGGAGTGTACTGAAGGTCATCATAGCTAGGCAAACCTTCCACAATGTCCTTATCGAACCCCATAGCCGTTAGCTCTGAGCGCGTCATCAAACGACGGTGAGCTACGAACGGACTATCCTCAATGGTTCGTGCAGACTTGCTAATTAGGAATTCTTCAGGCGGTACGTTCTCAATCTTCACACAGCCGTACTTCTTAACCGTCTTGACCTTGACCGTGTACATAGGAATCTGAATAGGCATCCCCATCATATCCACGCCACCATCAAGCATCTCAACCTTCTGGCTAGTTACCTCAATGCTCGGATCACTCAAGAGCAGAGCTAACTCATCCTCAGTCAGGTTCTTGTAAGTTTCCTTGTTGACGTCCTCTTTGGCTTCCCAATACGCCTTGACTACGCCGACCTTCTGCATCAGCGCATCTTTGAACCAGTTGTGCAGGATGATTAGACCGTCATTCTCACGGTAAAAGACCCAATTACAGTAGTCTGTAGCCTGTCTAGCGGACTCCTCATCTTCTGGAGTCTGAGGCTCAAAAGAGACAATATCCTCGGTAGTCGTAAAGACTCGGATAAGCTGTGGCAATGCTCCGTCAATAGCTTCTGCTACCTCGCCGGTAACAATCTGGCTACGACCTTCTACCTCGTTGCCATAGGGATAACGCAGGTAATACTCTAGTGCCTTAGCACGTTGGTCGGTAGTCTCGGTATCGACATAGCCAATCGCATTGTCGATTTCATTCTCAAGAATACTCTTGATCTGCCCTTCGTCCATCTTCATAGCAAACCCCTAAGTTTTGCTCATTATACAATCCATTTAGTCGAAATTGGCAACGATGTCTGCCATGAAGTATCTGTCTCGTCAAGACCAATCGCTAGGTATCTAAAAGCGTCTGAGTAATGGCTAGACCAGTCATGCAAAGGCTTCTCATAGAATATCTGTCTACGCTCATCATGCTCTCGACGGTAGTTCCGTAGCGCATCTAGTCCGTTCTTAGTTCTCGGATGGAACCAGCATCTCGGCAACATACGTCGCACAGCCTGTATCCCGTCGGCAACGCTAAGTCTCGGAGCGACTGTGATGCTAAGTCCAGCTTCCTCCAGCACTTCCTTACGGCTCTTGCCTGTTCCGAGTTCTCTAACCTGTACGTCATGGGGCAGGATTTGGTCAAACTTCCCATAGTCGTTATCCTTCAACCAGCCGACATACCAGTCCAGACCTACGCCATGATTCTCTACGCAATCAATGAGCCTGACCTCTTTCCCGGCAAGCTGTGCAATCCAAATTGCAGTCGAATCGCCCATTCCCAAATCCCAAGCAGCAAAGCTACGGCACAGACCGTCAGTAGGAAAGTCGCTAACACGACCATTGCTCTCAAGATCGTTAATGAGCTTGCCATAGTAAGACCCCTCAACCGCTGCGTTAAAGGAACATTCGAACTCTTGGTTATACCTATCTTCACCCATCTCTCGATAGGCAGCCTTTAGCTCTGAGTCAGGTAGAACTCCGGTCTGACTAGCCTTGAACTCTAGGAACTTCCAGCCTTCCTCAGTCTTGGCTCTGTCCGCTAGTTCAGCGAAATGGTTATTGCCTTTAGGAGTACCAATGAACAGACACCAGCCAAGACGATCTGCCAAGGCTGGGCGTAGGATTTCATTCCAAATTTTAGGGTTTTGGTCGCCAATTTCGTCAAGGCAAATTCCGTCGTAGTACTGACCACGAAGAGAATCGGGATGGTCAGACCCATAAAGACTAATGCGACGCCCATAAAAATCAACCCGTAACTCAGCAATGTTGACAGTTGCATTTAGCGGTCTCGTGTATTCCAGCAGGTAATCCCAAGCAATACGTTTAGCCTGTCCGTATGTTGGGGCTATGTAAGCAAACCGAGGATTCGGCTTGTCACACTCTATAGCTGACTTGATTAGATGATTGATCGCTGCGACAGTTTTCCCAAAACGTCTGTGCATGACTCCGACAACGAATCGGTGGGTGTCTAGAGCCTCATGCAAATCTACCTGATGAACTCTAGGCTCATACGGGATAACTATCTCTGTCATGCAGTCTTTTGATACCCGCAGTTCAGACACTTGCTATTGACCAGAAATGCGCTGCACATAGGGCAGTTAGTCGGCTTGTAACTCATTTCTTTCCCCATCTAATAACCATCTCTTGAGGCTCACCATCCATCCCCGTGACCTCTGTTCTCGCTAGGTCAGGAATAGTCTTTCTCAGCAGAATATCAGCCGCTTTAATCTGGCTTGAACTCATGTCCACTTCGCCATTAACGTGCTTAACTAGCCTGTCCAAGATAACTCCTGCCTGTATTCTGGCTTTCCATTCATCTGTTAGCTTAGTCTTTCTGATTCTCGCTGCCATAAGTTTCTGTTTCGTAACGGTTTTTCAGAGCATACTATATTGCAATACCTTCCGGTGTCTTGCTAGTTTAATAATCCCGGTATTTCTACTAGAACTGGTCTGCCTTTGCCTTCTGGCATATTCCTACGACCATAGGCTCTAAGCATCCTGCCTTTGCTTATGTCTTTGCCAATGTACTCGCCTGACTCATCATCTTTGTACGCTGGAACATCATTGAAGTCGTAGTTATCGATAACGAATACTCTGTTCATCTCTGGCACTACCTGATACCTGAATTGACCAAGCGTAGTACGGATGTTCTCAAATGGATTCTTCTCTCCGGCTTTTATACCAGCATTTACTGTTAGTTGCTCTTTAGGAACAAACTTATCGTAATCCTTGTACGTTATATAGCCTCTTGTAGCATTAGGATCAGCTAGTTGCTTTGCCCGGATGATCTCCATGATGTTAGCAAGCTCACCCTTTGTAAAATCCTTCTCCGTTATCTTGGACTTATTGTTATCTAGGAAAGTATTTAGGTACACACGCTGTGAAGATGGCATTTGCTGACGGTCATTCACCATGTCATAGCCCACCAACGAGGCTTTTACTGCTGCGTCTGATAGCAAACCGCCAATTTTTGACAATAAGTTGTCAGCCATATATAGCCTCGTACATATCAGGACGGTTTTCTTTTATCCACGCCCTAGGTTCCTCATGGCATTTCTTAAAATCCATCCCTACTGTCTGGCTTCCTGCATGATGCACATAAGCCCTAGAGACGAAATGCCTAAATCCCGCTTCTTGCAGGTCATGGCAGATTATATTATCTGAATACCAATTCGTGCTAGGAAACTTGGCTACCTTCCAAGCCTCTCTCGTTATCGTCGCAAATATAGGTGCTATGACAGCCGTTTCCTTAATCTGCCCCTCACTAGCCCAATACAATCCTTGCTGCCTATCGTCATGTACCGGGAACCTAATGTTCTGGTCTGGCAATACATAGTCGCTTCTTGCGCCCAAAAATCCCACTTTATGAGCGTTTTCCCGCAAAATCAGCCTGTCCTCGCCCAATAACTTTATTGTTTCTGGATTGATAACAACGTCATCGTTAGCCACAATCAATGAATCGACTGCGATCCTTCCAAAAACGTCGCTGATGGCTTCATTATATGAGTCTCCAAAATTTCTACCAGTATTGGGTCTGACGATAACATTGGGAAGGATTCGCTTGAATCTCTCTCCTCTGGCAACGTCAACACTATAAATGTAAACCGGGATGGTAGGTGCATATACCTTGATGCTCTCTAGCAATACCGAGATACCCGGATTGCTTACATGACATATGACTATGGCTTGCATAAAACGACTTTCATACTGTCCACAGCCCTCGGAGTCCTAATTACTTCATCATCTGGTTGTCTAGTTATTAACTTCTGACCTAGTTCCGACAGGTCAAACGCTAATTCCTTTAGCTTAAATCCTTTTTCCCAACCTAGATACCAAGCCCATTCTGTGTAGTACAACCAGCTATTCTCGTTAAACGCTCGTACATGGGTCGGGTCTTGCCATGCCCCTAAACTCAAGTCATAAGGTACGCTGATATGGAACTCACCACCAGACTTCAGTAAGTCATAGCAGTTTTTCATAGCGGAAACTAAGTCAGGGATATGCTCTAGAACATCGTTGGCTATGATCTTCTCGAACATCTCTGGCTGTATCGTCATCGATCCCCATCGGGTATCAATCGTAGCTCCGAAATGCACCTTAGAAATATCTCCCCACCAATCAGGGTTAGTCCTCTGCTGAATATCGGCATTGACGCAATCCTCTCGCCAATCCTTACCAGAGCCTAAATTAAGCGTTACAGGCTGCAATTAGCTCCTCCACCTTGTCTGAACACAGTAACGGAATTAAATCGCTTATACGCTCGTCTGGTAGCTCCCACCAAGGTTTCTTTAGGAGTCTTTCTATCTGGCTCAACGTAAACCGGAGCCTGATAACCTTAGCCGGATTCCCACCGACTATCGCGTAAGGAGGAACGTCTTTCGTTACGACGGATTTCGCAGCAACAACAGCACCATCGCCTATCGTTACCCCTGACATAATCGTGCAGCCCGATCCTAGCCAGACATCGTTCCCGATAACAACATCGCCCTTAGTAGCTGGATGTCCTTCGCCATGATGCGGAAATTCTTCTTCATGGATATGCCCGAAAGGGTAGGTCGTTATCCAGTCTACCCTGTGGTTTCCACCTATAAATATCTCGACGTTATCGCCAATCGAGCAAAATGACCCGATCCTTACGTCTGCACCCTCTCCCCAATCTCGGAGCCGGATATGCTCTAAACCGTAGGTGTATCTCACCACTTAACTTTATTAGCCCAATACGCAGCAGACATCTTGCCCTTCTGGATATTCTCGGCGTGACGAGCCTTAAACGACTTTCGACGGGCTTCCTCTGACTTAGATTCCCCTTCCCTAGCCGGATAACCTGACACACCCTGCTGCCCGAATCGGATTAACTTGACCTGCTCTCCCTGCTTGGCGAGAACAGCATGGCTTTTCGTAGGATGACTCGGAGTCTTCTTAGGCTTGTTATAGCCAGCAAATTCCTCCGAACCACGCTTAATCGCCATTCTTCTTACCCTTCTTTTTGCCCATAGGGATTTTGATTTCAATCTCTATCTCATTAACACCGTTCTTTTTCTTCTCTTTCTCGTCCTCAAGATATTGCTTTAACAATTCCTTGTCGGACATCTTCTTTCCGTTTTTCATCATTTCTTCTTACCCTTCTTAGCCATTCCAGCCTCGCTTAGAGCAATGGCAATCGCTTGTTTAGGGTTCTTTACTATCTTGCCACCCTTACCGCTATGGAGAGTGCCTTCTTTGTACTCACCCATAACCTTACCGACCTTCTTTTGCGCCTTAGACATCTTTTTCATTTAGCAACTCCGCTAGCTCATCCTGAAGCTCTGCCTCAGTCACACCATATCGACGCTCAAAAGCCTTACGACCAAGACCGTGATACCCCGTATTGCCACGATGATGCTCCGGACATAGCGGTATTACGTTGTCGTGAGAGTTCCGAACTCCCATTCCTAGCCCCATTCCTCGAACATGGTGAATCTCTGCTGGAGTTCCGGGATACCCATTTTTATAACAGATAATGCACCCAAAGTCAGCCACTTTAGCTAGGTATTCTGACTCTTTTTTACGCATTTTTTTGCTTAAATTTAGCTTCAGTCATAGCGGCTCCCCGTTATCCTCAGCGGCTTTATTAAGTCGCTCTAGTGCCTTTTTAGCCTCAATCCTCGCAGCCCTCTCTACCGTGTAGTCAGCCATATTATCAACCTCACCACACTCAGGACACTCGGTTAGATAGTCCTCAGACCACGGGCATCTTCCTTTAGGAATCTCATCCCAATAGTCTACAAACCCACAGGAGCAGCATTGTGCCAAATTGGAATCATCTATCTCGTTCATATTTCCTCCTATTGAGTATTCCGGTCTAAACCGCGATTAGAAGCCTCCTGCGACCTCCAGACATCGATCCTAGCCTGTGCTGCTACCAGCATCCATCTCAGCCTCTCAGCCTCCTCTACAGCCGCTTTAAGCCCTTCTAGTAGCTCTAAGTATTCTGGGTGGCTATAGGCGTAGGATTCTTTGTCAGCAATCGTATTCCCCATAGCACTAGCGAAAAGAATAGCCTTCTTAGACTTCCGATACTGCTCTAGGTAAGTCACCTCAGCCTTAGCTTGTGCATAGGCTTTGGCGTTCTTAATCATGTAGTTGATTGCTTCGTGAGGATCGATTGAGTTCATATTAGAAACCCGGATTTCTCCGGGATAGTTTAATTTGCAACCAAGGCTGATAAAGCGTTCTGAGATATTACTTTGCCATTTAGTTTCCACGCAGTACGAGTATTCTTTGGCAAACAAGTTTTATGGCTACGAATGTCGTACATACGGTAGCAAATTACGTCTCCAACTCCGGGAATTGAAAGTTTTGCAATACTGGAATTTTTTTGTTGATCTTTAGAATTATCAGCTTCTTTAATCATCTTGTTGAGCAATGCAGTCATATTTTTCTCCTAGACTTGACGCTGCGTTTGCTGCGTCCATGTGCGTACTATAGGTCAGATGATTCCAGACCGCAACATAAATATTTCTATCAAGAATCATTCTTCAATAGTTTCCGAACAAGCAATCCTTACAGCCTTAATCGCAGCCTGTGGATTCGACACTACCGCTACCTGACCCTTCCAGACTGAGTGCCAGATAACCTGATCCGGTGTTAGCTTGGCTTTCTCGTCTTTCTTTATTTCTAACAAAATGTTC